ACCTCATCTCTTTTCAAAGAGTATGAGAGCAACGGCGGATTCTTCCACGTCAACGTGCCTGACGTTGCCAGCCTCGCATCCGATGGTGATGACGCTCGTATGGCGCTCCGTAAGATGCGGTCAATGGCAGGAAACCTCAAGTTCCTGTCAACGCAGTACAACGCCGCGAAAATGCCTGTCTTTGCCAACAGCGAAGACCTGCTTTTGTTTGTCACACCCGAGTACAACGCAGCGATTGATGTTGAGGCGTTGGCGGGCGCGTTCAACATTGACAGGGCGAACATGCACGGCAAGATTGTTGAGCTTCCCCAGTCAGCGTTTGGCATCAGTGGCGCGCAGGCGATTATGACAACCAGCGAGTTTTTCGTCATTGCCGACACTCTCTTTGAGAGCACGTCACAGTGGAATCCGGCGAACCTGCACAACAACTATTTTTTGCACCATCACCAGGTTGTTTCAGCTTCCAGGTTTGTGCCTGCTGTCATGTTCACCACTGGCGCGGATGATGAGGTTATCGTGATCCATGACAACCCCACATCCGTTACGGCAATCACCATTGAGGCCATCAACGGAACAGTGCCAACAGACATTGCAACTGACGGTGTGATCGCGTTGCTGGCGAAGGCTGTCAGCACTCCTGCCGGTGGCACTGAGGCTGTCACCTGGTCTGTCGCCGGTAGCACAAACCCGCGCACGTTCATCAGCGCTTCGGGTGTGCTGCATGTCGGGTTTGATGAGGTCGCTACCACTCTGACTGTGAAGGCCACTTCGGCCGGTGTGAACTATGACAACCCCAGAGCTGACCCTGTGTCCGCTACCAAGACCATCACGGTGACCGGTGGTCCTGCAGGTGGGTGGCCTACTCAGGCTGGCGGGTTGAACGGGTTGTCGCTGAAGGGTGTTGACGTGGCCGCTGTGGCACCTGCCACGTTCACCTACGCGACAACTGTTCCGACGGGTACTACGTTGACCAAAGCTGACGTTGTGGCCTCTACGGTTGGTTCAGCTAACGTTGCTATCACTGTGACGAAGGTTGGCACGACGGGTTACACCGTGGTCGCCAACGTCGATAATGGTGTGGGTGCGCCTGTGGCGTACACGTTTAACGTCACGTTCGCTTAGACCGATTGGCGCAGGGTTTGGTTTTGGCGTTTCCAACCCTGATTGAGGCTGTGCCCCGTACTATCTCCCCGCTGGTGCGGGGCACAGCGCTCAACTTAAGAGAGTGAGGTTTTGGTGCGAATATTCTATGACGCGGTGACACCTTCTAACATTCCTGCTGATGCTCAAGGTGTTTGCGGGTATGTGGATGGTATCTACAAATGGACACTTGCCGATTGGGCACGTTTCCCTAACGCCGTGAAAGTTCGCATCGCAGTTTTCAGCAAAACCAATGATGGCCACGTTCTTGATGTTGAACCTGGGTGTAGCGCACCTGAGGATGCGCCAAACTGGGTAATGCGCAGACGTGCAGCAGGTGTGCACCCCACTGTGTATTGCAGCGCGCACGATTGGGATAAGGTTCGTCAGGCTTTTGCGGCTGCTGGTGTCCCTGAGCCTGAGTGGTGGATAGCTGCATATCCTGGCAACGGTCCAAACCTTTATGGGGGTTCTATCGCGCACCAGTACGCTAACCCTGGCCCTGTTGATATTTCTGTTGTTGCTGATGTGTGGCCGGGTGTTGATGTTGTTGTGGTTTCACATTCTGAGGAGAATGTAGATATGAAGGTTGTCAAGTGTGCTGAGAGCAAAAAGTGTTGGTGGGTTAGTGGTGGTGGGAAGATGTATCTTGCCACTCAGGGACAACTCAAGGACCATTTGGCTTTGTGTGGTCAGAGTGAGCCTCAGGTTATCGGACAGTTCACTCTTGACCGGATTCCAGAGTTCAAAGCCCTGCCATGAGCGATTATCCCAGCAATGAGATAGGGAACCTACCTGGCGTGTCTACGTTTGGTAGTGATTTTTCGTATGCGGCGTGGACACCTGGCACAACAGTCACGTTGTGTAATGTTCCGTGGAATAATGACTACCGGGATATTGTGCACTACGGGACTAAAACCCTGCTGAATGAGTACCTTGATAGCAATGCGGGTCCGCGTGTTGTGCTGGACAAGCTGACTTACTGCCGTATCAATGTGCCTGTACGTGTCAACATTCCGTTTGGCAGTTGCTACAAATACAACTATTTGCGCGTGGTGAATACCGCGCAACCTACCGTGGGCCATGGTACAGGCACAGGTCGTAACGTGAATGTGCCTGACACAGCGCAAACACTGTATTACTTTATTCTTGACGTAAAGTACCTGGCACCGAACACCACAGAAATCTATGTGCAGTTGGATGTGTGGCAGACTTTTCACGACGTCATAACATTCGGTAATTGTTACATTGAACGTGGTCATATCGGTATCGCTAACGAAAACTCGTTCAACAACAACGGCAGGGACTATCTGACCATCCCTGAGGGTTTAGACGTTGGTAACGAATACGTTATCAAGAACACGTATGAGCACATCTTTGTGGACAACCATTCACCTGACACTGATATGGCTGTCATGGTCATGTCAACCACCAGCCTGTACGGGCCATATGGCACGGTGGATGCGCCAAAGCTGACCATGGCGCAAGGCTCAGAATACGGGGGTGTGCCGAACGGTTGCGATTTGTATGTGTTCGCCAAACGCTCAGACTTTACGGCGTACATGAACTTTATGGCTGATAAACCCTGGGTGACACAAGGCATTGTGTCCGTGACAGCGATTAACTACAACAGTGCTATGGGTGGCCTGACCTACGGTATGCACTATGAGTCTTTGTCATGGGTAACAGACGGTCCATTGTTCAACCGGCTCATCTTTGGTACGGCACATGGTGATGTGGCTAACGTTGTCGTGCCTGAGCTCGACCCTGGCCTTTTGCGCGACCGCAAGTTTCTAGCGAAAGACTGGCGCGATGGTCTGCTAACTGGTCGGTATGCGATTCTTAAAAAGTTTCTTACCTACCCGTATTGCGCTATTGAGTTGACAACCTACTCAGCCACACCCATCATTCTTAAACCTGAATGTATGTATGGTGATGATATTCAGGTGATACAAAAGGCGTTTATGGGGCAGCCTAACCCGCGTGTTGTGTTCATCCCATACCGTTACAACGCGTACAACACCACAGTTAACCTAGACGCCTCAGGTGCGATTAACAATGATGGTGGAGAAATGTTCGACTTTATGACAGGTATTTTTGACCTGCCAACCTTTAGCGTTGTGAATAATGGTTACCTGTCATACATGGCATCAAACCGTAACAGTATCGCGTTTCAACACAGTACGGCTGACTGGTCACAGCAACGCGCATTGGGTGGCGCTAGTGTGGGGATGGAAAACACAGCACGCGACATTGCGTTAAGCCGTAACCTGGCAGATATGCAAACCCAAAGCATTGTGGGTAACGCCAACCTGTCACGCACGGTCGCCGGACAACGCGCCCTGTTGGGTGGCGCAAACGCTGTAGCAGGCGCGTTTACAGGTGCTAACGCCATGGCAGGCACTAGCGCTGTAGCTGCCGTCTCTGGGGTCGCTAATGAGGCTGCTAACTACGCCATCACCACAGGCCAGATTGACACACAGTCAGCCATCGCCACCACGCTCAACCAAGGTGGCGCGTCTGCACGGCAGAACACAGGCACACAGAACAATGACACCAATTTTAAGTTTGCGCAGTTCAGCGCTCAGGGTGACTACCAGAACGCGATAGCAGGGATTAACGCGAAAGTGCAGGATGCGAAACTGATACAACCCACTACGGCGGGGCAGATGGGTGGGGATGTGTTTAACCTGGTCATGTTCAAATGGGGTGTGTTCGCCAAAGTAAAGCTGGTGCAGCCCGCTATTATGAGCATGATTGGTGAGTATTGGCTGAGGTACGGTTACGCTGTTAACAGGTTTGGTCGTATGCCCGCAGACCAGCAGTGTATGGGGAAGTTTACCTACTGGAAACTACGCGAAACCTACATCACGTCAGGTGCCTGTCCTGAAACGTATCGTCAGACCATACGGGGCATTTTTGAGAAGGGTGTCACTGTGTGGAACAACGCCGACGACATAGGCAACGTTGACATTGCCGAAAACTCACCAAGGGCTGGGGTTACGTTATGAGTGGTCGTAAGCGTGACTATGTTGAGGAGTACCTTTACGGTCCTTTCCGTAACCATGCGCCACGCGACAGGCTCGCACTGTACGAAACCATGTATATGCGTATTCTCACAGAGTTCGCCACGAATCGTTTTAAGTGGTCTGGTTTGCCGGATGAGATAGACCGCAGGTTTGTTGAGTATGAACTTTTCCGTCACGCGCTGTGCGTGTTCTTCTATG